ACGACGAGGGCAAATCAGAAGAGAAAGGGGGTGACGTTGAAGAAATGGATATAACTGAACTAGTTGATTCACAAAAAAATATTGAAGAAAAACAAGAAGAGTATTTCCAAAACCTATTTAGTCAACTTTCAAATTTGGAAAGCAAGTTGTCTGAAATGGATTCAGTTATGGATAGATTAAATACAATCGAAGCTAAAATTGAAAAATACAGACAAAAAACTCCTGAAGAAAAATTGGAATTGAGAAGTTTTGATTCTTATCCTTATAACCAAAAGTTAAGTGATTTTTTCACAGATAAGAAAGCAGAAATGGAAATGACAGGAAAAAAAGATTATGTTTTAACACCAAATGATGTTACCGATGCAAACATGTCGGACGTAAAAAAAACCTTTCAACCTGAAGAAGACGACGAATTAATTTAAATAAAAAAAAGGGACCTAAAGGTCCCTTTTCAATTTGACATATAGGGTAAACCCAATTATATTTAATAAACAATCTAAAATTTAAACAATGAGTAATGTATTAGACGCCGTATTGGCACAGTATGAAAAAAACCAACAAGGGGGCGGGGCCCAATCAAGAATGTCGCAAGACGAAAGAATGAAAAAGTATTTCGCTTTAATCCTCGGGGATAAAGAGAAATCAGGTCAAAGAAGAATCAGAATCCTCCCAACTGCGGACGGTTCATCTCCATTCAAAGAGGCATGGTATCATGAAATTCAAGTAGGTGGACAATGGCAAAAATTCTACGACCCAGGAAAGAACGACAACGAGCGTTCACCACTTAATGAAGTTTACGAAGAATTGATGAGTACTGGTAAGGAATCCGACAAGGAACTTGCTAAGCAGTACAAGTCAAGAAAGTTCTACATCGTAAAAGTTATCGACCGTGATAACGAGCAGGATGGACCAAAGTTTTGGCGTTTCAAACACAATTATAAGAACGAGGGTATCCTCGACAAAATCATTCCAATTTGGAGAAACAAGGGCGACGTTACAGACCCTGAAAAAGGTCGTGACCTTATCATCGAACTTGCTAAGTCAAAAACCCCGAAAGGAAAAGAATATACAACAGTTTCTGCAATTATGTACGATGACCCATCACCAGTACACGCAGAAAAAGACCAAGCTAACGAGTGGATTAACGACGAACTAGCATGGACAGATGTTTACAGCAAAAAACCTGTAGAGTATCTTGAGGCGATTGCTCGTGGTGAAACACCAAAGTGGGACTCTGAAAAAGGTGGATATGTTTATGGAGATTCAACTGAAGAAGAAACTACAGTTGGTGGAAAATCTAAGACATCCGTTGACCCACAAGCAGATGCAGAAGTAGATTCTGATTTACCATTCTAATATAAAGGTGGGGGAAACCCCACCACTTTTTTTTATTTTATGACGTTCGAAGAAGAAATAGAATTACAATTAAAAGACAATAAAATTTTAACTTTTGATGTTTTAAACATATTGAAAGATAAATTTTATTTTTCAGGAAGACCGAAACAAGTTGGTGAAACTGTTTTGTTTGGTATGTTAGAGCAAATTGATGAAGATGATATATCTGAACTTAATTTAATAACCTTACATGAAGATGAACTTGGAGTATTGTATGAGAAAAATGAAAAATATTATGGCGGGGTTAAACCAAACAAATTACCAATCCTAAAAAAAATTGAAGATGTCAATAAAGAAAAATGATTTCAGTAATTTAAAAAAGAAGTTTTCAACTTCTGCAAAATATAAACCACAAAGATTTTTGGATTTAGGTTCAGATTTCTTGGATGCAGTTGGATTACCTGGTCCTGCGATTGGTCACATTAATATGTTCTTGGGTCATTCTGACACAGGGAAAACTACTGCGGCAATTAAAGCTGCGGTTGATGCACAAAAGAAAGAAATTCTTCCTGTGTTCATTATCACAGAACAGAAATGGAGCTTCGACCACGCAAAACTTATGGGATTTCAATGTGAGGAGGTGGTTGATAAAGAGACAGGTGAAATGGATTGGGATGGATTTTTTCTGTTCAACAACAACTTCAGTTATATAGAACAAATAACAGATTATATTAATGAATTATTGGATGCACAAGAGAAAGGCGAACTCAATTATAGTTTGTGTTTCATATGGGATTCAGTTGGTTCTGTTCCGTGTAAAATGACGTATGAGGGTAAAGGTGGAAAACAACACAACGCGTCTGTATTATCAGACAAGATTGGTATGGGAATCAACCAAAGAATATCTGGTTCAAGAAAAGCAGATACCGAATATGAAAATACACTTATCATTATAAATCAACCTTGGGTTGAGCTACCTGATAATCCTTTCGGTCAACCAAAAATCAAAGCAAAGGGTGGTGAATCCGTTTGGTTGAACTCTTCATTGGTGTTTCTTTTTGGAAATCAAAAAGGTGCGGGAACTACAAAAATAACAGCAACAAAAGACAAACGTTCCGTTAAATTTGCGGTAAGAAGTAAAGTATCTGTTATGAAAAACCACATCAATGGATTGGGATATGATGATGGAAAAATTATCGTTACACCTCATGGGTTTTTAGCTGGCAAAGATTCCGCAGAAGAAAAAGCTTCCATCGAATCTTATAAGAAGGAACATGCTGATTATTGGAAAGATATTATCGGCGCTGAAGGTGATTTCACTTTGACAGAAGAAAAAGAAGATTGAGTAACCCTTTAAAGAAGGTAAGTGACAAAAACATTACTTGTCGACGGAGACAATTTATTTAAAATAGGATTTCACGGTGTCAGGGACCTCTTCTCTGACGGTTCTCACATTGGTGGGGTGTATCACTTCATTAATACACTTAGACGATTTTTGGAGGAGCATAATCACGATAAAGTGGTTGTGTTTTGGGACGGGGATTCAAATTCATCAATTCGAAAATCCATTTATCCTCAATATAAGGGTAACCGTCGTCAAGACATGAATGAATACAAATACGATTCATACTTACAGCAAAAGTCGAGAGTCAAAATGTATTTGGAAGAAATTTTTGTCAGACAAGTTGAAATGAATAACAACGAAGCTGATGATTTGATTGCCCATTATTGTTCCGTAGCCACGGATGAAAAAATTATAATATTTTCAGGAGACAAAGACCTAACTCAACTAATATCTGAAAACGTAACAATTTATTCTCCAGTACAAAAAACATATTTCAAAAATGGTGATAAGATAACAATTAACAAAGTTGATATCCCACACTATAATGTTTTGATGTGTAAGATTTTTACTGGTGATAAGTCAGATAACATCGATGGTATTGAAGGTTTAGGTGAAAAAACTTTAGTCAAACTTTTCCCACAAATGCTTGAGAAACCCTGCACTATTGACGAAATTCTCGATAATGCACGAAATATCCCACAAAAAAAACCAATTAAAAGTTTATCGAATCTTTTGACGGGACGCACTAAAAATGGTATATTTGGTGAAGAGTTCTATAAGATTAATACTAAAATTGTTGACCTTAAAAACCCCCTCTTAACAGAAGAAGGAAAACAACTTGTAGAACAAATTCATACAGACACCATTGACCCTACCGACAGAGGATACAAAAACTTAATGAGATTGATGATGGAAGACGGTCTCTTTAAGTATCTCCCCAAGAATGACGAAGCTTGGGTTAACTTCCTAAAACCTTTTTTAAAACTCACAAGAAAAGAAAAACGAAACACACAAAAAAATTAATTATGAAAGAGCAAGACAGTACGAAAATGGAGTTTCTTTTAACTCTTAACGACAACATTGTTGTTCAAAGATTCTTCAACGTCAAGGGGTACAATCCTATTGCAAAAAACTCAATCGAGTTTTATGAATTCATTAAATCTTTGAAGGATGAACTCGAGTATCATCTGAAGATGAAAACCGTTGTTTACATGTTAGATAACAAAGAATCAATTATTGTTGACCCAAAAATTATGGAGACATCACAAACTGACGGACCTGAAAATTTTTACATCTATGTAAAAGTTGGAGACACGACAATTTGTCAGAGAACTTTCGATGGAAAAAAGTTCCCACCAAAAGTTCGTTATACGGTTGATGTAAGACCATTTTTAAAAGAAGTTCTCCGTGAACTAACTGACATTTTTTCAACAAACAAATTATCTTACCAGTACTGCGAATTTGATTTAAGTAAGTAAGTATTTAGAATAAGAGGGGGTATATTTCATTTTTATGAATAAGAATTTTGATTATTTAGGGAACACGTTTCAGATACAATTAATTAACCAAATCATTGAGGATAAGGACTTTGCAAGTTCGATTTTAGATGTGCTTGAGGCGTCTTACTTTGATAACAAATATTTCAAAATCATTACTCAGATGATTAAGGAATATTATAAGAAGTATGAATCCGCACCAAACTTCGATACATTAGACCAAATCATAAAATCTGAAATATCACAAGAGTTAGTATGTAAAATCGTATTAGATACTCTCAAACAAATCAAGGAAGCTCCTTTTGAAGGAACACAGTTTGTCCAAGAAAAAGCATTAAAGTTCTGTAAACAACAAGAACTACAGAAAGCGATGGACAAAGCACAAAAAATCATAACTGAAGGTGATTTTGAATCCTATGATAAAGTTGAAGGTCTTGTTAGAGAAGCACTTCAGGT